CGTCTAAACTAGCAGCATTTAGAACGCTGCCAACTTAGTTCGACTCGAGAGAGTCGCACACGACTCCCAGGCGGGGGTTACCCGCAACTCCGGTAAACCGGAGTTCCATGAACCTGGCACACTGCTAATACGGAGTGTGCCAGCCGAGTTTGATGTCGACGACTCGGGGGCGCCCAGAACGTTCTAGGTGCTCATCACCGGTTCCTGGCAAGAGACCGGTCAGATCACGCCGCAGCTTCCCAGCTGCGATTGAATCATGTTCCTCCCTTTCGGAGGGATTCGCGTGTTCTGCGAGGACGAAACACTTGAGCAAGGCGTCCAGATCGTCCAGTTTAGAAACTGGAATATCTGACTTCACTACATAGCCCTTGACAAGGGGCCGATGTAGTGTCGAACAGTGCTTCTCGGGATGGTAACCGAGAAAACTGTGACGACCGAGCACAGGAGACGACTCGAGAACAGTTGGAAGGGGAATAATCCGCCCCACCAACTCATCGAGGTATCTAGCGCTCTTCCACAGGCCAGCTTTGTAAAGCTGGTTCCTGAGAGAGACGGTAGACACAATCTCCCGAACGTCCCTGCGGTGGGAAGGGAGTAGAGTACGCATGCGAACGACACTAACGTCTTCGCCGTCGTAGTACTCCTTTCCACAAGACTCTCTGAACTTGCCAGTCCAGAAAGACTTGTTAGAGTTTACCCGAAGCCCAAAAGCTTCGAGTTCCTCTATCACTGCAGTGACACTGTCTACGGGGACAATGATGTCGTCGCCGTAGACACGCACCTGTCCGATGAAGGATTCAATATCCTTCCTTCGGAATGGGCGCTGAGCCTTACGCTCCAATGCTACGAAGATAATGGTCGCGAAGACCATTGCTTCGAGCGGGAACGTCAAGGCTGAACCCATAGACGCGAACTTGGCCAGGCGTATTACGCCATGGCCAGGCACATCAGCCTTCCGAGATCTGGTCGAATCCACTGCATCGTTGAGATGTCTGTGGTTTCGAAGCAGGCTTCGTACATGCTGATTTGAGACTCTGTCGGAGGCCTCACTGAGGTCGATGGTTGCGAGGGTTCCATTCCTAGAGCCCTCCAGAGCAAGACGTTGATTAAACATCTGCTCTGACCATCCGACAAAGCTGCGACTGGTGTCATCCGAGTCGACAGCTTTCCGGAATGCACCCAAGAGTGCCTGTTGCATGTATTGCATGCACGCAGGCTCAATTGCGATGATTCTGGGAGTTCGTTGCGTCTTAGGCACAGAGATGACCCTGACGGGTCGTTCTGCGCCGGGTTCGAGGAAGCGCAAACCGTCGAGCCAGGCGTGATGTCTGAAGCTGGTAACAAGATGCTCCCCAGAAGGGAACACTTGTTCCAGACGTTCGGTCCATTCACGCTGCCGCCACTTTCCGTTTCCACGGAGGCGGTCGGCAGTGGCTCCTGGTCCGTGCTTTGGGATGAACCAGCCGAGTTGGCTGGTCCGGCCTTCTGGTGCTGATGCGTTAGCATCAACACCACATAGAAGATCGGCCCAAAGCAGAGTACCGATGCGATTATAACGACTGGTCCGATCTGGATCAAGTCGCGCGTCGGCATTGCGAACTTCCTGCTCACACTCAATGTATCTCCTCATGGCGTCGGAATTCCTTGCATCCGTGCAAGGAACTTCAATCTTCGCGAACATCAGAGTTATCTGACGAAGCGCGTGGATATGCGCCAGAGAAGGTTCACTGAGCAGCATGCCCGAACCAGAGTCGAACACACGACACAGGAAACCTGAGAGAAATCTCGGGAGACCTCCTTTTCGCTGGAAACCAGTGAAAAGAGTGGAGTCGATCCTCCCTTGGTCAAGACCTTTTTCGAGGTCCTTACCAAAGTCGGATAGGGTTATCGTCAAAAACGACAACCCCTCGTGTTCAACTCTATCCGTGATCGTTTTGAGATCACGGACGGTGCTTGTGTGACAATGTGTGCCCAGATCATCGAGCACACAATGCAAGAGCGGCATGGGGCTTTTCACTGCACCCTCCTAACAGGGGGTAGACAGATCCTTGTCCCATGTTCGGTGATCCGTATCAAGAAACCTAGATGAGGAGCATCACCATTCGGAAAGGCTCGTGGGTTTTAGTCTGCCCACTTCCGTCTGGTGTTGTAGCTCCTCATCTAGGCGATCTTGGCACTCCCTTGGAAATACCCTCAAGGAGTGGTCAGTTCTCACCACCAAGAAGCTTGGTGATGTTGGCACCAGAAGTCGCCTGAAGGTTGGCGAGGAAGCCGTCAATGACGGCCTTCTGCTCGGCGACCGTGTACCCAGTTGTCGGAACATCCGCCACGACATAAAACGTCATGGAGTACGGAAGGTTCGACGCAGGGAACAGCGGGTCGGGAGCAGTCTTCTTGTGCACGATGCGTGCGGTCCTGCGAACGCGCTTGCCATTGGCATGCGCGATCGACAGATTGATGGCCGAGTCTGCAGAGGAAAACTCTCCAGACCGGACACCAGAGCTGACTCGCGGAAGCGAGACAGCAGAGGCCGGCGCAATCGTAATTGACTGAGGATCGGTGAACATGAAACGTCTCTCTTGCAGGTGGGCCGTGCACCGGACGGTGCACGGGTCTGAAGCTCGAGTAGCTCCCTAGCTACCATAGCTTCTCCGGGGCCTTGGTCAAACCAAGGGCACCCAGGATTCCCCATTGCCTCACGTTGAAACTCGTGGGGTTAATGGCGAACCCATAAGGGGTGGCTCGGACTCGTTCCTTTCTGATTGTACTGAAAGTGATCGAGTACGGGCCAGAGACACCAGTCAAACCGACTGGGCCACTGAGAGAAAGGGTATGATCTGTTATCGTTTCCGACATCAGATACCCATATCTCAACACCAAACCGTCCTCACTGAGTCGAACAGCATTGGAGATGTTATCACCAATGTTGATCTTCCAGTCGGACAGCCAACTCCACGGAGCTAGATTCCAGAGCGTCTCGGGAGTAACCCGAGTGCCGAGCAGATGATTAATCTTCTGCTCATATCCCTTCAACTTGTTGAGAGTACTGTTGTCTCTCTGCAAGAAGTAGGTGAACGCGCCGCTGAAGGATACGGTGTTTTGCGTCCGTATCTCTTCGGTCAGGATTCCAGCCGTCGCTCTACCAACCATCATCGAAGCAAGCGCACTCGGTGCAACGTTTTCAACCCAGATGGGATGAGACGGTGACAAAGTGTTGAACTGCTCCGTGACAGTGGTAGGGAACGTCATTCTCCGGCGTATTGTAGCGCCGGAGTCTCGCTGCAACTGGTCAAGCAGCTGTGAAGCATGCTTGATTGCGTAGAAGGTCTTCTGGATGTCGCTAATGAGCGGCAGCCAACCAAACTGGACTTCTAAATGCGAAGATCCCGCAGTGCGGGCATTCGCAGTCAGAGTTTTCCAGTGGTCCAAGTTGACCGAGGGCGGAAAGCCCTCAGATTTCAACTCGGCAAGACCAACAGCGAGAGCCTCAATCGGGTTCGTCGGTGCTGTAAGTTTGATGGCAGTTGGGCCGTAAACCGAATGGTTTACGTCCGGCGCGCCACCAAACAAGCTCCCGGTGTACAGTGCGGGGACAAGGTGTCCCACGTCTGGACTAATCGGGCCGTCGTACCGCCACTTACGCCCTCCATCGATACCTTCAAGGTGATCGTTGGAATGCGAGAGCGTAACACGCTGATCCAGCGTGTTAAACTCGTGGCCCGTGTCACTTCCTAGAGGAGGATTGTCGCGCAGATCCTGTTTCAGGGCATGAAACTTGTCCTGATAAGAACCTGAAGCGTCAACCACATCCTCAAGGGAATCGGAAGATGACACGCCGTAAGGCCGACCAGTTCGATAACTGGTCGTGACTTGACGTGGGTCGTAGAACCGCAGACAGTCGGCTACACTTGTGTAGCCGAATCCATCCCAAGTCTTCGAAGAAACTTTCTTCTTAGAGCTTGGAGATGGTCGGTCTGTGGTTATAAAACCCATCGTGGACTTCCTCATGAGAGGGAGACCCTAGATCTGGATAGATCTAGGGGGTCAGACATTGTCTTGTCAACAATGCCTAGTGCACAAGCACCGGGGGGCCCTTCGGAGCGC